AAATGTTGTTTCAATATAAATGAAACTTAACGCCACCAACAGAAACACGATCAAAGCTATCGTCATCATCATCGCAGTATTGTGTGTTCTCGCAATGTTACGTACCAGCGGATACCAGGGTAAAGATGTCGAAATCGAAGCCGTCAATACGGGTTCGCTTTTCGATATTCCATCAACCGAAGAATGTTTGAGTAGTGCCTACTACTCCGACAGTAAAGGTGGTGTGTGTGACGGACAAAAACTTGTCCAGGAACAAGCGAGCTATAAGATGAAGTAAAATCTCCAGTATATATAAATGGCTTTAGTGACGAGTCAATCCACTTTACCCGATTTCGAATATGAGTATCATACGATTACCGTTGACACTATAGGTCAAGCAAGTAAAAATACGTTCACGGTTCATCTTCAGCAAACGCTTGAAAATGTCGTTCAGGTAAGACTTAATGCTGCACAAATTACAACAACGGGTTCAAATGTATGTTACATATCTATAAACGAACTCAATACAAATTATACACAACGAACATCAAATATTTATGGGTACGAAGGTCAACCATCTTTATCAAAAGTAAATAATTCGTTTGGGAGTTTGATTAGTGGAAATGGTGCAGCTTCGGAGATTATTTTCAAAGACAATTACCCAGTCGTACAACAATATTCGACACCTATACGAAAAATAGATAGATTAACAATTAGTTTATTAAATCAAGACGGTATTACTATATCAGGTACCGACGATAACTTTTTTATTTTTAGATTTATATGTAAACAAAAAAATTTACCATTCCAGGGGGGTAGTAAATAACGCATATTTTTAACCTTTTCTTATTATAAATGTCATCTGGTATTGTTCAACTTATAGCAATTGGTGCTCAAGACGAATACATTATGGGCGAACCAGAAATATCTTTTTTTACGTCAACGTTTAAACGACATTCTAACTTTTCACAAGCTGTTGAAAAACAGACCATTCAGGGAGATGTGAAAGCGAATTCTATGTCATCTATTCGTTTTGATCGAACAGGTGATATGTTAGGGTATACATACCTAACAATTGATAATAATACACAGGCACTCGATATTCAAAGGTGGGACACGCTTATAGACAAAGTTGAGCTTCTCATTGGTGGTCAGGTCATAGATACACAAGATGCCATTTTCACCGAAAAAATAGCAATCGATACGTTTGCAACAAACGTATCAAAAAGTGCAAATGGTACACACCCAGGTATAAGTGCACGTTCCTATTTCTATCCATTTAGATTCTTCTTTTGTGAGGGTGCACAGTGTGCTTTACCCATAGTCGCTTTACATTACCATAACGTCGAATTACGTATACATTGGGGACCAAATGCGGGTAACTATAACTTTGAGTGTTATTCAAACTATTATTACCTCGATAACGAAGAACGTGGTAACCTTGTTTCGCGTAACCATAATTTAATTATTACCCAGGTTCAAAAAAGTATCCCATCAAATGAACTTTCTCAAGAATTGACGTTTAATCACCCAGTAAAGTATCTCGCATCTTCGGATACAACCACAGAAGGAGCATTAACATCAACCACTAATAAAATTAAAATTGAAATAAACGGTTTAGATATAGGTAATTTCAAGTGGGCGAAACCACACTTCATAGACGTTATGAACTATTACCACACAAACTTTGTTACGTCACCCGATTTTTTCTTATATTGTTTTTGCTTATCGACGAGTTCGCTCCAGCCGACAGGAACACTCAATTTTAGTCGATTAGATTCTGCAAAGGTAGTCAGTCAAACCATGATAATTAGTGATCCTATATACGCAGTCAACTACAATATACTTCGTATTGAAAATGGTATGGCTGGTCTTATCTACGCAAATTAAAATACGTACCTATATTAAATGGTTAAAAACATACCGACCATCGAGCGGTCTACCAAAATCCGGTTTGGTAAATACGCTACGGACGACCAGGGTGAAAACACGATCGTATTCAATGCTTCTAATGCAGCTATAGGTACATCGGTTCCAGGGAGTATTTACATGACACCACTTCGTCAAGAAGATGATATAACATCCAGGGATATAACCATGTTAACGTATAATACAGAAACCAAGGAAATTATAGATTCGAATGTACCTGCGGTTGATCTTTTTTCGATTAATTTACAATATGCGACGAATAATGATAACGTTACATCAAATACGGTTCGTTTTATAAATGATACGACTTCGTTTGTAACAACTGGTAATGTCGGTATACAGAATACAAGTCCTACACACGCACTCGATGTAGGTTCAAATGTTCATGTAACCAAAGATGGTGAAGTACGCGTGGGACCTTCTATTTTAATAGATTCTAGTGTAACTAATAAAATTCAAGTTTCGGGTAGAATAAATACAGATTCAATAACTGTAGACCATATTGGTTTATCTAACAATAATCCAACTATAACGGGGTTAAGTTTAGGTTCGAATACGTTTTTACAACACCCAACTGCATCCATAAACGCGTTTAGTACCATGGGTAACGTAAGTGCGGCATTTTACCATGGCGATAGTTATTTTCTTTCAAACTTGAATTTAAACAATATCGTTTTACAAGGTAATACAACCGCTTCTAGAACAGTTCAGTTTAACTATGCAAATGGTCCAGCTTTGATCACGAACGGTAATGTTGGTATACAGAATACACATGGTATACACACGTTAGATGTTGGTTCGAACTTATTCGTAGACGATAAAGGTCCAAATATATTAGTTGTGACTGGTAATACGTTCACATCGAGAAAAGTATTAATTGGGTCGAATGTTACTATAGATACTTTAGGGTCTAATGTTGTCGAAATTACGGGGAACACGTTTACTTCAAGAAAAGCTTTGATTGGTTCAAACGTTACTATAGATACATTAGGGTCTAATGTCGTTGAAGTTACGGGGAACACGTTTACCTCGAGAAAAGCTTTAGTTGGGTCTAATCTTGTCATGGATACACTAGGATCTAATGTTGTCGAAGTTACGGGGAACACGTTTACCTCGAGAAAAGCTTTGATTGGTTCGAATGTGACTATAGATACACTAGGATCTAATGCCGTCGAAGTTACGGGGAACACGTATACCTCGAGAAAAGCTTTGATTGGTTCGAATGTGACTATAGATACTTTAGGATCTAATGTTGTCGAAGTTACGGGGAACACATTTACATCGAGAAAAGCTTTGATTGGTTCGAATGTGACTATAGATACTTTAGGATCAAATGTTCTCGAAGTTACGGGGAATACGTTTACTTCGAGAAAAGCTTTGATTGGTTCGAATGTGACTATAGATACATTAGGAACAGATGTCGTTGAAGTTACGGGGAACGTAAACGTATCGAATTATACAAAAACAGACTACATTACCGTACAAAAAGACGCACACGTAAAAGGTAACCTTCTCGTCGAAGGTACGACAACAACAATTGATACAATAAATACAACTTTCGGAGATGCCGTTATAAGTCTCGCAAACAATAACACTGAAACATCGACAGATATTGGTATTATTATGAAACAACCCGATAGTAATGCAAGTCCAACGGTAACTTTTAGAGGTGTTGAAAAAGAAATGATGATAGGCTACACACTAAACAGTTCTTTAGATACCGAAATCACACCCGATTCGGCAAATGTTATAGATTTACACGTATATGGTAATGTAATAGCACAAAACAACATAACACTCACATCGGGTGAACTAACGGCAATTACATTAAATGGTAACGTTGTTGGGCATAGTGCAAATGTGATTACTTTGAATGGCAACGTTGTCGGGGATAATGTATACACAACAAATAATATAGAAACAACATCTGGATTTTTTATAGGTGACGGTGGTATTCTCTCGAACGTCACTCTTCAACAAGTTACGGATGCGGGTAATACGACATCAAATACGGTTCAGTTTACGAACGCACACACGGCGTTTACGACCGATCTTACGTCTAATGTAGGTGTTAAACTCAACCAGCTCTCTAATGTCATCATAACAGATCCAAATGATCATAAAAGTTTACTTTATATCGACGGAAATTGGATAGACGATTACATAGATTTTACTTCCATAGAAGTAAAAGCGGATGAAGATCTTTCAAAAGGTGATGTTGTTTATATAAACGATGGTTCGGGAGACACACCCGAAGTAAGAAAAGCGAATTCATCCAGTGCTTCAACCATGCCCGCTATAGGTATTGTTATGGATGGTACTATAAACGAAAACGAAAACGGACACGTCGTTACTTTTGGTACGTTTGGTATGACGTTTGACACGAATTTTCAAAAAGGTGAAATACTTTATGTGAGTAACACCACACCCGGTGGGTTAATGAATACAGTCCCGTTTAATAACACGGATAAAATACAAAACGTTGGTATAGTTGTTAAATCCGGTGAGAAAATTCTTGTTACGGGTGTTGGTCGTTCGAACGATATTCCGAACGCGGAAGAAGTTTACGCGCAGCCAACTTACGTTTACGTGAATAGCACAGGTAACGAACTCAAAAAGATACTCGCTTCAAATTTGAGTGCAAATAACCAAACTTTGGATATGGTTACGTCGTGGAGTAACTCTACTACAAACACTATCGCATCAACAAACATAACAACCGGTTTCATATCATCGGGTAACGTTCACGTTGGAAGTAATATTTTTGTTTCCGGTATAAAAGATCCTTCAGGTACCGGTATCAGTTATATACCCATGATTGAAAAGGGGACGGGTAAACTTATTCGTTCACCCGCACACGTAGATAATGACGGTACATACATTATAAACGCAGCAAATGCTGAGTTTACGGGTAACTTATCGTTTACCGGTAACACGTACGTTTTCGAGTCAAATACGGTAGTTATTAACGATCGTATCTTAGGTATTGCGAATAACAATACATCGCATACACTCGATGTTGGTATAATCATGGAACACCCGGGACATAACATTGCATTTATACACCACGGCGAACCAGAAGGAGAGGACTTACATGAACACGAAATGGTACTTGGATATACACAAAACACGGTATCGGATAATCATGTTCTTGATGACGCAAATATCATAACGTTCCGAGTTTTAGGTAATGTCATCGTACAAAACAACTTAACACTCACGTCCGGTGATTTAACGGCTATTACTGTAAACAGTAACGTCGTAGGGGATAATGTGAATGCAATTACTTTGAGTGGTAACGTCGTAGGGGATAATGTAAGTGTGATTACTTTGAGTGGTAATGTCGTAGGGGATAATGTAAGTGCGATTACTTTGAATGGTAACGTTGTTGGGGATAATGTAAATGCGATTACTTTGAATGGTAACGTTGTTGGTAATAATGTAGATGTGATTACTTTGAATGGTAATGTTGTTGGGGATAATGTGAATGCAATTACACTTTATGGTAACGTTATTGGTAATAATGTAGATGTGATTACTTTGAATGGTAACGTTGTCGGGGATAATGTAAGTGCGATTACACTTTATGGTAATGTCTCGGGTGATAATGTAAACGTGATTACCTTGAATGGTAACGTTGTTGGTAATAATGTAGATGTGATTACTTTGAATGGTAATGTCTCGGGGGATAACGTAAGTGTAATTACTTTGAATGGTAACGTTGTTGGGGATAATGTTGTTGCTACGAACATGTACGGATCAATTGAGGGTGCAAACACTATAAGTGCTTCCACTATTTATGTAGGTACAGGTACACCCGATCTCAATGGTTATGATTTACGCGTCGAAGGGGATACAGAAATTACAGGCAATTTACTCGTAGGTGGTACAACAACAACCGTAAACACACAAAATCTTATTGTTCAAGATCCAATTATTCAACTTGGCAATGCATCAGCTTCAGTAGATTCTGGTTTATTACTTGCGCGCCCAATAACTAATCCAGTGACAGGTAATGTATACGTAGGGTACGACCAAACTGAATCTGAATTTGCAATTGGGTTTACGGATAATCATGCAGGAGAATCTTCTATAACTGTAAAAGACGGGGTAAATTTTAAAATGAATGTATATGGTAACGTCGAGGCAAGTTACTTTTTTGGTGACGGTTCCCAACTTTCGGGTATACAAACGGCGACACCAACGTTAGCGAGTGTTGTCGATGAAGGTAACACAACATCCAACGTCGTCCAGTTTTCAAATGCAACAACTGGTATTGAAATAACTTCAAATATTGATTTTGTAAATAAAATAACACTTAAATCAACGAGTGGAACGAAATCGAATTTATTCGTCGTGAACGCGATAAAACTTGACCCGGCTTATGCAGCCCCTTCGAATAACGTTTTATCTTTCAACACAACAACAGGTGAAATCTACGATTCGGGAGGACAGGGTGGTTCGTCGTTCGTTAATATAACCGAAGAAGCTGCAAATGTATTGATAGGTTCGAACCTTACCATAAACACATTCGGGTCTAATGTACTCACGGTTTCGGGTAACGTTTCGGCGGATAACATTACAATTGGAGGGTTAAACGTCGCGGCATCACCTTTTGCATTAGACGATGTCGTGAGTGTTAATGCAGGTGCAAATGTAACCGCAAATGTTCTCACGTTAGGTGGCCTCGTTACATCAGGGAACGTAAATACCGGAAATGTAATTACTACAGGTGATATTACAATATCAGGTA